AGCAATGTTGTATAGGAAGTTGTCATAAATTTACCTATGTTGTCTCAACAGGCACCCAAGTGGCACTTTGAGTTGTGTTTACATTACCCCAGCTAGAGGTTTGTGTGTTAGTTATATTCTGCCAGTTCGCTGTCTGTGTGTCATCAATTAGTTCCCATAACAAACGACGAGTAGCCGAATCGGTCAAAACTATTGATTCTACAAGAGAAGCTACTAATGCGACATTATTTGTCGTGCTATCTGAAAGCCCTAAAGTCTCGATCAAATCTGCAACTAAATTACCCGCAACGCTGATTTCATCCGTTAGGCCTAAAGCCTCTTCTACCAACGCAGGTATTATCAACGAGAGGTCTTGTGCATCTGTTAAAACAACCGATTCGCTTATAACAGGATACATATCTAGCAAACCAACTTGTGTATCACTTAGTGTTACAGTTTCTGTAACCACGCCACCTAGTGTCGCTATGTTTGTTTGTATATCGGTAAGCGTTATTGTTTCAGTAGCCGTCGCTCCGATAGTTAGCAAATAGGTTTGAGTGTCGGTCAATACCAGCGTTTCAGATATAGCGTTACTCGTCTCTATACCAGCAGATACGCTATCAGATAATGTAATTGTTTCTGTTAATGTAAAGGGCATTGTTAATGCAGCTGTTATGCTGTCTGTTAACCCTAACGTCTCGGTTATAGAAACCACATACGTGCTGTTGCCTAATGCAGCAAACGGCGCTCTAGCAAAAGGCGTGAAACCGAACATTACAACCCTCGAAGTATGGTCATAGCGTTTACATAGCCTTTAGCAGCTGCTGTAGATGTTTGCCATGTCGGAGCAGTACCTGGGCCGTTTGAAGTTAGTGTCTGACCTGATACTTGAGATGAATTGTTAGACGCATATGCCGCAATCTCAGCCGGATATGTAACAAAGACGTTTTGAGTGCCTGAGCTGAAGTTTACAGGGGTAGCTGCGCTACCTGAGAGCGGTGTTGTGCGCGCTAAGGTATTACCTGCTGTGTTGTAAGTACCTAGACCTACTTCCCAGTTAGCACCCGACTGATCTGCGATTGTGTAGTAACAAGTATTACCGTTACCGATAGCCGCTGAGAATGTTTGGTACCCAGTGGGTGCACCTAGTAATGAGACAGACCCAGTACCGGGAGCGGTGCATGTTTCTTGAACACGATCAGCTAATACTAGGCCCATATACCCTCACTTAAACTTTTGTTAACTGGTCTTCTTTAAACCAGCGCTCTTGAACAACACCATCGGTATCAGTCCATTCGACTAGATATTGCAAATCACCATCTTGGTTAACCGCTAAATGTTTAACAGGACCTTGTGGAACGACTGCAATTAACTTAACTTGTTCACCTACTTTAAAACTTGCTGCCATGATATTCCCCTTAAGATGTCGCTGCAGTCCAAGTGACATTGAGTGTATCGCCTGATACTACGGCTCTTCCTCCACCAGTGAATGTACCCGCTGAATACAGAATACCCGCACCGCCGTTTGACGCTGTACCTTTAGCTTGAGTTGTACACATTAGAGCGCCTAATACTGTACCTGAACCGTTGATATTAAATGCGGTTGTAGTAGTGACCTTACTACCCGAAGAAGCTGCGTTCCAGCCCACAGTTGTTCTATTTGAACCTGTATAGCTTAAGAACTCTAACCAGCCCGCATGGGAAGCCAGAGTGTCACCTGCTGCGTACGCTGAGAATGAAGTATTATCAACCAGACCCATATACCAAGCGGCTGTGTAAGAAGAACCGGCGAAGTATTTATCCAACAGATCATTACGACCTACTGTGACTATAAGGTTCTTAATAGAGTCAGCCCATTTTAATTGGCCATCAGCGCCATAGCACTCAACAGTGTAATAGCCGTTTAAATCTAATCCTTCAGCTACGGAAGAGCCTTTGCCCACTGTGGCATCTTGGACGTCCATCATTTGTAAAGATTCAGCTTGCATGTATGTCTCCTAAGCAAAGCACAATAACGCTGTATTTGGCCCTGCTACGGGCATTTGAACTGTGAATACGCCATCCGTTGATGCTATATCTAAACCAAAATCTAGCACCATAACAGCTTTATTCGATTTAGTACTATTATAAATCAACGCGCCTCTAGCTACTATATTGCTGTTCCATGAAGCGTTATCAAATGTAATATACGTTTGGGGTCCTGTTTGAGGTTGTGTGACTACCACAGTTTGTCCTGTTAGCACTTCTCCACCAGTAGTGTACCCAGATGCGGAAATTTCTCCAGAGGAAGTATATACCGTCGTAGTAGCTCCAAGTTGCGCAGAATTATCGTATAAAGCTATTTTAAAAATGTCCCCGCCTACAGACGCAAAGTTATGTACTCCTTCGAATACTTCCTGTCTAAAGCTGTTACATATGCATTGGTTTATCACATAGGCCTCTACGATATAGGATTACGTACTTGTCCAGAACGATAGGCGTCTTGACGTTGTTTACCATCACCAAGCTGTTTAAGAATAGCTAAGGCTTCCATATATTTGCTGTTGTACAATTGAATAAGATCCTGTTCACCTTTCATGTATGTGTAGGCTTCCACAAGAGATCCATACAACAGAACAGGATCAAAATTATCCCCAAGCCACGTATTACCAGCTGTTACAATAGATTCTGGATAATAAAAATAATGTAGCTCTACTTCGTATGCAGCGGCTGGAGTAGGCCCCAAAATTAAAGACAGCTCTGTTTCCATATCTGATCTAGGGCCAAACAACGCGTAATATTTTGGTACACCAGTGGAATTAGGAGTTGGATACGCAGCTCTAATAAAATTTACGTCCTTATCCAGCAAGTATTGGTATTCACCAGAACCATCGACAACTGCCAACGAATACACAGATAAAAAATCGGAAGGGGCTGAAAGATATTTATTGCTTGCCGTTGTAACACCTGTAACATTCTTTCGCAAAGATGTTAATTGAACAGTGTTATATATCCTTTTCTCCGCTTGTTGCACAAACGTAGGGATATTGTCAGCAAAGTCCTGACCTGTATTTTCTGTATACGCAACAAGAGCTGCTGATAGTTCTGTGTAGTTCAAGGTAGTCCCCTGTTAACCCATTGGGCCTCTGGCTGTGAAACCTTTTTTAGCTGCCCCAGCGCCACGAACTTTAATACCTGTAGTTTTTACATCTTTCATTTGGTCTTGATAACCGCTTGATTGAGGTACAGGTACTGGCTTTATATTATCGAATGCGATTTTAGTTTTAGCCACGACGCGCTGCTCCATAACCACGTTTAGTTTTACCAATCACAGAACCACCTTTAACGGTAGGAGTATATGGTACTTTGGATGGTTTTGTAGTCGATTTTTGGTTATTAGCACGAGCTACATTACGACCTACTTTTTTCATTTCTGCGGATACAACACCGCCTTTTTTCATACACTTCACGGAGCCCCCTGTTTTCATTTGAGGTTGTTGAGGTTGTTGCGGTGCTGAAGGAGTAAGAGCACCTGATGTCATAGGGTTCTTAGGGGTATTAACATTCTGTTGCCCCTGTTGTGCTTGGGTAATAGGCATAGATGTTTTAGTAGGTGGAATTTTAAGTCTTGGGTCAGGTAATGGCATATCAGCCTCCAGTAATTTTTACACTATTAACAGTAGTTTGTATCGTTTGCGAGGCTACAGGATTCCATCCAAAAAGACCACGAGTTCCCGGTATAGTATTATCTGGCCGAGGAAATTGCAATGCCTGTGGATCCCACATAGGCTGTTCACCAACATGTAGTTGTGGTTGGTCTAATTCGTAGCATTCTTCACATACTTTTATGTCTACCAACTCCCCTTTAACTACTAGTTTGCGCATTCGATCTAGCTTACATCTAAAACCACAACGATCACAAAACCCAAATGACCTATGCCCTCTAGCGTATGGTACAGCCATTATCTGTAATCCATGTATCTAGGGACCATACGTATAGGCGCACGATCACGATCTTCAGCAGCTGCCAAATCGAACGCTTCATCCGCCATTTGCTTTAGCATAGCCGCCATTTCTGGATTTTTCTTAACAGCCAACCTGTATGCTAATCCAGCGATTAACGCCTCATAAAATCTGAATGGAACGTCCATAGTATTTGTTGCAGGGGAACCCGCATCATCCATACGGCGTAAGCGCCAATATACAAATGTATATGTGTCAGAAGTTTGTGGTAAGGGCCACACGGTAATAGTAGGTGTAGGAGATTGTCTATCCACATAAACCTGAATTGGTCGTCCTGTTGTTAGTTTGTTAGGTATAGTCGAATATGTAGCTACAGAGATCCTATTGATAGTGATATCTGTTTGGTTTTGCGAATCAGGGTATTGGCGAATAACTTGCTCAATAATATCCACTGTGTCACTAGGCAAGTTGTATGTCGCTTGGTTAGCGACCATAGGTATTCCACCAGAGTCTATAGTCCATAAATTTATACCCTTATTTGCCCACTCTGCTATAAGCAAATTCAAACTGCGTCTGGCTGTGCGATAATCGTACCCAGTTCTTAGCTCGAATGGCATACCATTCTTATCCGTACCGAGGCGCTCAAACGCCTCTTCAAATATCTCTGATAAGTCTGGATTAAATATAGTTGTGCCGGATGTAGTCATAAATTACCACACTGGGTTAGTTTGTCCGGGAACAGGAACACCACCTACACTACCATCATCAACGCCTTGTGTTGGGGTGGATATGCCGGGATTGCCCGTATAATTGGTGTACTGTGTCATATTAGGGATAGCCCCTAAGCCTAAGGAGTAGCTACTCTGAGGTTGTTGTAACTGTTGATTTTGTTGGGCTACTGTTTGAGCGTCCATATAACCGCCAGCGGCAGCTCCTGTTGTAGTTTGTGGAGAACTACCGGGGTCATACGCATTTTGTATCCCAAAGCCTTGAAACGGGGACGCTGTTAATGGTCCATACTTACGCGCACCAGATACTGGGTCAAGTGTGTTTTGTTCACCTTGAGGTACGACTGGGGTATTAGCTCTACTCATCATAAAGCCACTATAGTACGGATCAAATTGACCCGGAGCGTACATACCTTGGTTGTTTGTGTTTAACGCATTAGCGGCCATTCTATCTTGCACAGCCATTCTAGTCCCATAATCTTGAGGCAACTGCACCTGTACGTTTGTAGGTTTAGCTGCTTGTGTCTGGGTAGTATCCGTTTTACCTGCGGCTATGTAGTCTAATAGCTGATTATATAAAGGAGCATTAGCGCGTCTATCAGGCAATAACCCCTGTCTACCATAGTCTTTAAGCGCTCCAGCCAAATCAGTAGCTGTCGAGAATACAGGCGCTTTAGGGGCTGTTGGTGTTTCTGGGCCTGTAGCTACACCTAAGGATTTATTCTTTAGAACATCATACGCTGCTTTAGCATCTATAGTCAGATTAGACGGATCCAGACCTGTCTTTTTCCATTGCTCAAACGCATTTTGCGCTGCTGCCTGATTACTTTGTGTTGTTTGGTAATCGGCTACTAACTTATTAGCTGCTGTTGCTGTAGCGGATGTCAGCCCTTCTGGTAGTTTTCCAGTGGCCTTATACACAGCATACGCATCCTGTGCAGCTTTGTCGATATCAGTTTGTGTAGCGTTTGCTGCGGATGAGTAACTGCTTTGTGCATTTAATGCGGCGTCTTCAGCGGCATATAGAGCGGTGTTGAGTTTTGTTTTAAAGCTGCTGTCAACAGCATTCTTAGCGTCTGTACCTTTAGCAGCTTTTGAAGCCGCGTCCCAATCCGCAATACCACTATTAAGTGCTTTTACTTGATTATCTATTTCAGACTGCGCTCTATTGGCCAGAGTCTCAAGTTCCGCCTTAGATAGCTTGCTTGTTGACGACCCAATAGTATTGGTTTTATACCATTCGTTCCAAGCGTTTTCATACCTTACGATTGTTGCATTTTCAGCTGTATTGCCTGTTTTAGTAGCGGCGGCTTTTAGTGATTTAAAGTAGTTAGAATAGTTTACCCCGGGAATAAACTGGTTCCCTAATGTTTTAACGTCTTCCAATACTTGTTTAGTTGCCATAGCTTACTCGCTCACTCTTTGATTTTTGATTCTTTCTTTTTGGCTTTTACGGGCTTTGTACCTTTAGCATTTGGGTACGGAGGAAGTCCTTTAGCCGGGTTGCCTTTAGCTAAACTCATACGAATCTACCTTTGGTTTTACCACGAACAGCTTTACCATTAGCTTTAGCTAAACCGCCCGCTTTCATACCCATAGAGCCCATATCTTTAGCTTTAGGAAGTGATTTACCGCCTACATTAACAGCTCCACCTGACGCCATTTTCTTAATAGAACCGCCACATTTCATTTTCTTGGCTTCTTCCATACCTTCGCCTTTAGCATACTCTCTTGGAGTAATTTTGCCAGACTTAATCGCTTTGGCTTCTTTCAGCTCTTCGCCGTAGGTGTCTTTGCCTTTGAACAGTTTGCTAAGTTTAGCATCGCCGCCTTTAGCAAATTTTTTACCTTTGTCTGCTTTCATAAATTCTTCTCCAACGGATTGTGGAATATTAAGTCTTTTAGCGGCTTTGGGGTCATTAGCTACCATCGCCATTAATCGGTGTTGTTTATCTGACTTAGATGGCACTTTGCCTCCTACTTAACTTGAGTTGCATGGGCTTGCAACAGATCTATAACTTTATCCCCTCCGAACAACATAATACCGCCTATTACGAAAGCGATTACCATTCTTGCTGACTTAGCCATTGCTACCAATTTTTTCAACTCTTGTAGTTCTTCTACAGTTAAGTTGTTTTTGGTGTCGATGATCTTGAGGGTGTCTTCTTCGTTATGGTCTGTCATTTGCAGTTCCATCTCTTTAATGAAGCCGCTTTGCGTGTCGGTCTACCCTTTTCATCTTTCATAGGCCCCGGCATCCCGCTCATTCTCGCGCAAAATGATTTGCGACGCGCAGCGTCTTTCTTAGTTTTAGGGTTAGGCGCTGGCGCTTTTAAATTCGATCCAGTCGCCCGGTTATATTTGGCACGACCTTTAGCGGTCAATCCTGCGCCTTTCTCAACAGGTAACTTTTCACCGCGGCCTACAGCTAATGATGGGTTTTTAGCCATAAAAAATAGACACGTAACAATTTGTTAGAGTTGCGTAGACGCTAGTTTCAAAAAGCACACCTTCTTGAGGTATTACAACACTATGAAATGCCGCTGTGTTTGGTACATCGACTTCAATTTTTACAGTACCAGAAGAACCACCATCTTTAAGTTGTACTGTACCTGTACCACCACCAGTAGATGTTAGAACCATACCCTTAACTCTAGTGCGTGACGGCACTAAAGAACCTGACGCATTAGCGTGAGCATTTTGTACGTCGCTTTGCATTGCCATAATTAATATCCTACAAAATTGAAAGGGGGAGCCTAGACTCCCCGAGATTAATTAAGCTGTGTAAGCGCCGTTAGTTGGAACGTAGTAAATCAGTTTACCTGATACAGAACCGCCAGTAGCAGCAGAATCACCAACTGAACCTGTGATGTAAACCATTTCAGAAGATGACATAACCGCACCTAAGCTTGCGCCCGGTACAGTAGCAGTTGCCCAAGTAAATACTTGTTTGCCCACATCCGCATCAGCTTCATTCAACAATGCGCCATTGCTTGCAGTACCACTAGAATAGAGAGTGAAACCCATGTCAAAAGTAGGATTAGTGCCGCCAGTACCTGCCGCATTAGCTTGGATCTCCGTAATAACAGCGCCAATAGGCAAAATTACTTTGGTAGTATCTGAAGAAGATTTTTGAACTTTGTTACCTGCAGTAGCAGTCGGATCGAAGTAAAAGTCCGCAACCATCAGCATAGAGCCAGCGTATGCAGTTTTAGTAGTGTCACCGCCGCCTGAGCGCCAGATTGCTTGAGTAGTAGAAGTAGCCATATGAGCCTCGCACTTGAGTCATACCGTCTTGTGCAGTGTCCTCTAGGTAGGTCGGTATGAGTAATAAAATAAGTCCTAGTCGCGGCTCGATATTAGCAGGTAAGTTGTTATGGTGCAAGGGATTATTTAGTGTTTCCAGACCCATTTTTGGTTACCCACCCCGTATATTTTTTCCCACCCAGCATCTGCGCATATTTGAGCTTCCGTTTTCTCAGGTTGATAGTATTTATGTAAAGGGTGCGAAGGGTTGGCCATTTTATGCTTCTGAGTTACATACCTAGGGATACGTACAATTTTACCTTTCGGTATCCACCAATAATCTGGTTCTGTTATAGCCTCTAATGTAAACCCAGTAGCTTCATATAATCGCCCATTCCCATACCGTAAGTCGCAATAGCTTATAACTTTGTTAGGATTCACGTCTGTTAAGAACCTCTTAAATAATTTTGAAAATCCACCTCTAACTCTACCTACTGAAGCATATCTAACAACTTCCCATACACCATCTGTTTTTGCTCCTGTCATAGCCCCTGACCTAGCTTTCCCAAATGTGGCTACTGCTATAACTCTATCTCCATCGTACAAAGCATAGTTTACAGACGATACACCTGCACCTTGTATATGTGTAGTTTCCAACATCTGCCGGATATCCTGCATTTCAACCCGTTCTAAACGTAGTTGTCGCGCGTTATATGTTTCCCCCTTCCCAATAAAAGCTAATAGTCTTGCTTTAACTAACTCTTGTTTATTTAACCACTCATCATGGAATATTTGTATCAGGCGAACACCCGCTTGCTCTGCTAACTCCCATTTGTTTCGGTGTAAATTTTTTACAGAACTTGCTCTATGAGTGTACAACCCATGAAACTCTACCCCCATGTTGAACTCTGGTAGCCAGATATCTATTTCTTTAGGTTTTATAATACTTCTATTCCCTCTTTCAACTTTTGTATATTGCTCTAAAAAAGCGGCTATTTGATTTTCTGGTTCCGACTTCATGTGATTACATTGCGTACACGGGTTCTTTTTTTCTAAATGATTATTAGGCTGTTGCATAAACACCCTATCATGCTCCACACATCTGATAGTCACCGGTACTTTAGCCCCTTTGTACTCTACTCCACTGTAATCAAAAACGTCACCCCATACAGAAACGGCGTGTTCTATAAATGTGGTTACACTTTTTATCTGCGCAGCCCTAGTGCGTTGTATAGCGCACACTGGGCATCCTTTACCTTGCACGTGATTTGTTGGGTTAACTTCAAAAACCCCGTGTGTAGGGCATGTGACTTTAAGTTTGGTGTGAGCATTTACATACTCAGCTTCCTCATAGGTATAGAAGTTATTATGCACTTCAGAGGCTCTCACTATGAACCCATCTAGGTCGCCATACGCTCTACGTTTATCTGTGGTGTGCACATACCCTCTACTGCTATCCTCTACAGCGCACGCTTTGCATTTTCCTATCGACGTAAATCTGGGTGCTACATGACCTCTATTGCAAGGTTTCCCAGTGAAGTAGTGTTTTTGGTTCAGTGCTTTAGCTTCTGCGCGTGTTTTTGGTAAGTTCATAAAGGTAGAAGACAATATATAAGATAGAGGACATTATATATGATTTGTATATCGAAGACAAAAGAAAACCCGCCGAAGCGGGTTTCCAATAATAACCTAAGTTATTTATTTTGCTTAGCTGGTGCCCGGCGAGCCGTATACACCTAATGGATCGCTGTAACCAAAGCTGTAACGCTCTCTAGCGCGGTAACGTAAGTTTCCGGTGTCAAAATCACCGTCGCTTGAGGTTTGCAGTGGGGTGCGGATGAAGTGTTTCAAACCGTTTGGTACATCGGTCAACAAGAACCATGCGTTGCTATCTGTCAACCAGTGGTTAACAGTGTAGCCTTCTGGGATAGAACCGTTGTTTTTGATCGCGTTAATGTCATTATCAGTAGTACCAACGCGCAATTCAGTTTCCAGCAAACGAGTTGCCACGAATTGTAATGAAGGAGGAACAACCAATTTTTTAGGTTTAGCAGCGATCAAAAGACCACGCTCGTCTGTCCATGCAGCGATTTGGATAACAGCAGCTTCCAGAGAAGTTTCGTTTAGATCCGCAGCGGTTGCAGGGCGATTGCTAACAGTAGAACCGTTAACAAGAGGGTGGTTAGTAACAGCCCCAGCACTGTTTGTACCGAACAGAGATACACCATCACCACCTAAGTAGTTTTGGTTGAAACCGTTGTTCAGGACGTTAGCACCTTTAACCTGTTTGGTGTATGCCATACCGCGAGCCAAAGCCTTTGTGTAACGGGCTGAAAGTGAATCATAAAGATTATCTTCCATCGCTTCTTCGGTAATTGCAAAGCCATACACGATTGTTTCGTGGGTATAACGTGTTGACCAAGCTTCTTGGGCCACATCGTAGCTCATTGCTTGACCTTCGTTTTTAACTGGCGCAGCGCCGAAACCAGACAGTTTCAACTCTTCTTCGAATGAACGGTCAGAACTTTCGATCTCGAAAAGTTCTTTATGTTCTTCGCCATAGCGCTCATATTCCAAACCGAACAGGGCGTTAAGGCCCGGAATCAGTTCTTTTAACTGTTGCGAACGTGAAATAGCAGCCATTTATTATGCTCCTGTAGTTTGACGATAGAAGTGAACGCCTAACTGATAAGACACTAACACTTGCGCGAAAGTACCATCAGACAGAGCCGATTCTTTAACTACATCAACAATACGGAAAGGCAGAGTAGCTGTAGTAGCCGCAGACGCAAAGTTTGCAGAAACCGCGCTATTGCCAGTCGAAGTGTTGACAGCTGTAGCAGGCTGATAGTAACCAATGTTTTTACCAACAGCAGCAACAGTAGCAGCACCAGAAGTATAGGCTGTACCAGCGTTTGTCAGGGTTACTTGTAATACTGCTTCAGGATCTTCGCAGATCAGAGCCATAGCATCTGAAGCTACTGTGCCTGTAGGCCAGTATTGTTTGTTAACCCAGTATTTCAGATTAGGGTCTGTGTAAGAACAGCCTAAGAAAATACCAACAGGTTTCACAGTAGGGAATGTGCTTTGTGTTACAGCACCTGAACCAGTACCGTTTACACGAACAATATAACCACCTGAGATACCAACTAAATCGCCAAAACCAATGTTTTCCGCATATGCAGATGCGATTGGTAATTGACGTACAGCGCCAGCGTAAACTTGACCACCGATCAAGTTAACTGGGGTGAAGCCAGAGACTCCAACTGCCATATTAACCTCCAAAAAATTTAATTAGCGGTATTACCTACCGCTGCCAAATGATACTTTCGAGTTACGATCTGAGAACATAGGCATTCTTGTATCGTTTTCTCTCATTACGTTTCTATCAACGGACTCTGTTTGCGCTCTTGTTGCGTTTTGGAAATAAGCGTTTCGTTGATCCGCTACTTCTGTTGGCAACTTGCATAACATAAGACCGCCAATCTCGATATTCTGATTACTACCTTGTGAAGCAGCACGACTATCAAACGATAAGTCGATTTCTGGATGATCCTTAGCTAAGCAAGGTACCCATCCTTCACGGCGAGCAGTACTCACATTTCGAGGGTCAGGAGCATTCATGTATGAAGTACGAATCCATCTAAACACCCAACCCGGTTGTGGAGTTGGTTCTGGTAAATCGCTAGCAGGACGCCATGTGGCAGCTGCTCGCTCAGCGTGTTGACGGGTTTCTTGCGCTCTTGGGCGTTGTGTTTCACTCATAAAATGTTCCTATTGTTGTTTGGCGACTTGTCTAGCGTACGCTTCTAAAGGTACGTTCAAGCGTTTGGCGATGGCTACTTGCGTAGGTGTAAGCGTGACTTTTCTTGATGGCGTCGATCTAGCCGCCGGAGCTACTACGGTCCCGTTTCGTGTAGCGCCTTTAAATTTTTCAGGAAATACTTCCCGCATCCTTCTATCTATTTGCGCATAATAGGTATCAGATGTTGGGTCTACACCCTGACTAACCAAGTTCCCATGAACCGCATATGCCAGACTTGTCATTTCTGAGTCTTGTCCGAACCATGTGTTCTTGGCTGCCCACGATTCAGCCTTTTCATCGCGTGGTTTTTGTTGAACTGGTTGTTGTGGTGCAGTATAAGCAGGAACAGCATTGTTTTGCAAGTTTTGTTGTATTGGCTTGTATTGTCGTAACTGTTCTGCTTCTTGTTGTACTTTGTATAGGCTTCTTTGCGCATCTACTAAAGCTTCAGAATCGCCTTCTTCGTAGGCTTTTTTGTACTGTGCTTCAGCAATTGCTGTGTCATACACAAGTTTTTGCTGTGCTTGCTCTATAAGAGCCTGTTCCCCCCATGTGAGGGTCTCTTTAAGACGCTTATTTTCTTCTAAGATAGTTTGCGCATACTGTATGGCTTCTGCTTGTTGTTTAGCAAATACTTCCTTAGCTCTGCGTTCATCATGGAACTTACGATTAATTTCATTAATACGTTTTTGAACTTTAGTTGAGTACTGACTTAACTCATCATCATCCACATCAGCTGAGTTCTCTAAAGGTTTTTTACCCTTGTCTTCCTCAGGTGTGTCATCAACAATCTCGATCTCAATATCGCTGTCATCAACAGAGATATCTACTGGTTCTTCAATACCATCAATTTTATCTTCTTCTGCCATATGTCCTCCTAGTACGCGCGTCCATAGCCTTCAACAGTTGGGGCTATACCGTCAATTTGATCGTCATAAATAATTCTAAATTCTTTACCTTTAACCGCGCCTCTAGTGCCTGAATACGCGCGTGTGATAACGAAATCACCCACTTTGCACCAAGGACCGCTTGGGAAGCGTTTCTCGTCTTTAAAAGCGTCTGGACCAATCTTAACGACCATACCCACAGTAGAAGCTACTTCTTCTCGGTGTACAGCTGATGTTGGCTTAATAATACCCCCAGCCGTTTTCTCTTCGATTGTTGGAGTAACAATTAAGATTTTAGGGCCTACTGGATCTGGTAAAAGATCTAACATTTCCTCTAGGACGGACTGCGTTGCTTCTGAATCAATAGCATCAACTATGCTAGTCATCTTCTTGCTCCATATGTTTTTTGGCGAGGCTTTTGAAGGTATTTAGCGCAAGCGTCAGCCCCGATATAACGCCTACGAGATGCCGATATTCGGCGAAATCATGCACGGAATTGCCAGAAGCAGCCGCATCCTTGCGACTACTGATCTGTTCCCCGAGTTCTTTTTCGAACCAGTCTTCGAAACTTAATGGTTTCATTGTACCCCACTAGGTGGTGTGGATTGAGTAGCCGCCTGCTGCGCTAGCTGCGCTTGTTGGGCCGCTTGTTGTGCCTGTTGCTCAAACTGTCTTTCTTTTAGATCTTGATTGAGCTGCATCTGTGCCATAGCCTGTTCAGCACCCATCATTGAGATGGAATGTTTAGCTGCCATGTCGTTAGATTTAACACCCGCGTTAAGAGCCGCGATTCTTTCTTGGACCTGTAGCTTTTCTCGCTCAATATCTAATTTACCATCAACTTCTTTTTCTTTAATTTCAAGCTCTTTTTGTTGCATCTGAATGACAGGATCCTGCATCTGCTGCTGAACTTGTTGCTGTTGAACCTCAGCTTGATCTTTTTGTAACAGCATGTCTGACGCTTGCGCTAACAGTCGGCTGAGTTTTGTCTCCATCTCAGGCGGAATCTCTTCGTCTGGTTTAGGTAGCTCAACACCCATCATCTGCTCCATCTCCTGTCTATACTGGAACGCTGCATGCTCCATGATATGCGCTTGGATCGCAGCCTGAATCTGCTGACCGTTGGTCATATTTTGGAACGCCTGCGCCATTTTTGGATCATTCAGCAGGTTAGTATGTATAGTCATATGTGCCATATGGTCTTGGAATATAAAGGCTTTTGCTTTAGTTCCCTTCATAAGGTTCATATTCTCAGACACAGGATCGACAGGTTTAGCGTCTTTGGCGGTAGGGATAAGGTCATCCACGTTCTCAATACCCATAGCTTCTAACATCTGCTTATGCAAGTTAGGTAAGTTATAGATCTGAGGATTTTGCTGCGCTAACTGAATAGCCGCCTGATACTGCATTACTCTCTGCGCCATAGTAGACGCGTTAGGATTACTTACTGGTACTACTTCTACATTGCCGTAGTCTTCAGCGCGACTATGAGGCTTATCATCTGTAAAGATAATATCGTAACCTTCATCACCAGACTCCTTAATAATGTCCGCCATCAGTTTGATTTCTTTATCAAACGCGTAGTAGACACGGCTCTGAACAGCCGACATTACCTTAAGCGTACGCTCCAAAATAGCCAGCGTAGTGCCCACAGGAGTTTGTCCACTCATGTCAGAAATCTTAAGGTCCGCTACAGACGCCATACGTCGTCCTTCATCTACAACAGTCTGTAGTAACTGGTACAACGTAGCCGACGGTTCATTATACGGAAGTGGTAAGATGTTGTCTTTTAG